AAGCAGGTCGCGGTTTTACACACATCTACACCGCAACCTACGAAGATCTACAAACGATTGGCAATGGTGGCCAAGCCACTATCGCAACCATACCCGCAGGGGGTGCCGTCGAAATGGCCGGAGTTTACGAGTCCGTAGCTTTTGCCGGAACGACTTCCCTCGTCATTGACGTAGGAACAAGCGGAGGAGATCCCGACGAGTTCATCGACGCTCTCGATGTGGACGCTATGTCTGCACCAGTGTTCAACACTGGAGACGCATTCACAGGTGGCCAATCTCAGCCTGTCGGTGGAACCAACACCGCAACTTCCGTTCTTTTGGAAGTTACTGACGCAGCTATTGCTTCAGCTACCGCAGGTGAAATCGTTATTGGATTACGCATCGTTGACCTCGGTCAATTTGCTTAATTCCAAGCAACATTTGTTGCTGTCCGGGGGGTGGCTCATCCGAGTCACCTCCTTGGACACGACAAGCACAACCCAAACCCTATAACACTATGTCCGAAATCTTTGTACCCAAGTGGAAGAAAGACCAAGGTAATGGTTCGTCGTTCATGAAAAATCTTGAGCGTCATTTGCGTTACGAAGTAGACCTCGAAAAATACGAGGCAAGAAAACGCGAAATAGAATGCGGCAAGGAGAACCAACACGGTGGCGTAATGGACGGAGTTGGACAACTGAAAGCAACCATCCCCGCTCGCGAATACTTTCGTTGGCAACAATTCAAACCTGGATGCTGGGGTGACAAATCCTTCGTCAAGGAATTCTTGCGCGACAACCCGTCCCTTAGAGCAAAATCATTTAACAAGAAGACCTTCCAAGGAGGCTTGGAACTAGCATGAGGTCAATCGCGGTAAGCGTACTTACGACCAACCTGACAAACATGGTTGGCGTGGATGCTTTGCTCACCGCAGAGTCCACGGCAGCAGTCAGAAGCTTTAACCGCTTTGGACGCTTGGCATGGGAACGAACCGCATGGCCCCTTGCTTCGCGGTTAACTCAAGTCATCCCCGATGTCCGAGTAAGAAGCGTAGATGTTGGGAGTGGTGGTGCATCATATACCTCTGCCCCTACCGTAGCATTCAGTGGTGGTGGGGGTAGCTCTGCCGCAGGAACCGCAACAATCAATTCCGATGGTGAGGTCAACGGAGTTGCGATGACGAACAACGGCACTGGATTCACGGGAGTTCCCACAGTGTCCTTTTCGGGAGGTAGTGGAAGTGGTGCAACTGCAACTGCCAACCTCTTAGCTTATATCGACTTTGGAACCACGATTGGCGAAATCTTCCGAGTGACTGAACAAGATCCTTATGGCTTGGGTAATGCAAGCGACATCGCATTTCGAAACATCTACGTCACCGGAGCGAGTGAATACGGAGAAGCAATCTTACCCCAACGCTCATCCACCTCGCCAGTTTGGGTTTATTACAGAAGTCCTTATCCAAACTACGCAAGCAACGCTACTGACTTCCCATACCTCTTTGCAGAGTACGTTGTCCTCGGAGCATACGGGGATTGGCTCTCCTCAGACGGCCAACAATCCAAGGCGCAAGCAATTTATCAACAAGCTGAATCCGTCTTGCAAGTAGAGTTGGACAAACTTGAGAGACAAGAGGGACAAAGCCAACCACTTTTAATCGAAACATACGGCACAACCATTGCCACAACTGCATAAATTATCATGGCATCTACATCAGAATATCGCGGCCTCGGACTTAATGGGGGAACCTACATCAACGGGACGGGTGCGGTCACAGGTACTTTTTTTGCGATCCAAGCAACGGAGGATACCGTATTGGCCGCTCAATCAAGCAACATCACGAACCTGAGTAACATCTGCACCGGACAAGACGCGACCACTCTTTCTGCCGGAACGGTACTGTATGGAAATTATACGAGCATTACTCTCACCAGTGGTGCTGTAATTGCCTACAATATTTAATGACCCATTCAACCATATCCCTTGGCGTTGGCTTGGGAGGTGGTAAAGCGTCCACCTCTTCGGGCAGGTTGCCTAGCGGAGGCGGAGGCGCATTCGCAAACACCCTGTCAGGAAGCTTCGACGGGACGGATGACTACCTTGATCTTGGTACGAGTAGTACACTAAACCCAACTTCTGCACTTACTGTATCAGCGTGGGTAAAAGCCGACACACATAACTCGACAGCAAATACTTACGATGCTATTTACACTTCAAGTAAAGATTCGAGTGGGGCAAGTACAGGTTTCGTTTTAACTGCTACCCAAAATAAGTGGCATTGTTTTTACTACTCAGGTACAACTTGGTATTCAGTAGTGAGTGATAGTAACCTAGTCACAGAGCAATGGTATCATCTAGCTAGTACATGGGATGGATCGACTGCAAAACTCTATGTGAATGGAAGTGTGCAGACAAGTACTTTGAGTCTAAGCTCCATTAGCTACAGCACGGCAACCTCTGCTAAAATAGGGTCTTACTACACGGGTAATTATCTTCATGGTTTAATAGACGAGGTATCCTTATTCGATTCCGCCCTTTCCGCTTCCGACATCACTGCGATCTACAACAGCGGGGTTCCAAATGATTTAGGAACCGATGGGTTAAATTTAAGTCCCGTTGCTTGGTGGCGCATGGGAGACGGCACGGGTGATACGGACTCGGGAGGTGGCGCACCTGCGAGTGGAGATACGGTTGGAACGGTAGTTGACCAAGGTTCGGGCGGTAACAACGCGACAAACCCGAATGGAGTGCTTTATTCCGACTCCGTACCTGTAGTACCGTTCTCAACTCTCTCAGGCTCATTCGACGGTACGGACGATTACTTAGCCATACCCGATGCAGATATTTTCTCTCTTGGAGACGGCTCAGGAACTGACAACGCCTTCTCAATCTCAGGATGGTTCAACGCTGACAATATTCACACGAATTACATTGCGACGAAAGACGCTTCGGGCAACAGGGAATGGGCTTTTCGGACAGTAGTTAATCAACTTCACTTTTTCGCCTTCGGTACAGGTGGAGGTTACATAGGACGAAAATACACGACAAATTTGTCGGGCGGTCAATGGTATCACGCAGTGGTTACCTATGACGGCTCAAAAGCCTCAAGTGGAATTAAGTTGTACTTGGACGGTTCACGGGTTGATGACGCTGATTATGCTGGAGGAACTTATACTGCAAGTGCAAACACAATCACGGAAGTTAGAGTATCGTCTCTACAGGTAAACAATACTTATACGGGAGGTAAAGTGGATGAGTTAGCCTTTTTTAACACTGAGTTATCCGCTTCCGACGTAACCGCAATATACAACAGTGGAACGCCTGCCGATCTTTCGTCCCTCAGTCCCGTTGCTTGGTATCGAATGGGAGACGGAACGGGCGATACCGATTCAGGAGGAGGCGCCCCTGCAAGTGGTGACACGATTGGGACGGTAGTAGACCAAGGGTCGGGTAGTAACAATGCGACAGGGACAAACGGCCCAACTTATTCATCAACTGTACCACCTTATTTATGAGCAAAAACTACGTAATCATCGACGCTTCGGACGTCTCTTCAATCGACTTCAGCGAAGTCATGGAAACCTCGGCGGATACGCTTCGGTACTCACTCGATGGTTCTCAAACTTTCGTAAAGTTCGAAGGATCGACCCCAAGCTTTCTTGAGGGCAAAACCCAATACGATCATTCGGAAATTCTGACCATTCTTGCCGGCCCCGAATGGACCGACCCCGATGGACCTCCAGGTGGATGAAGCGATGCCACGCAATCCTTGCAGTCGATGCGGCCTTGCTCCTTGTCATTGTGATCCTCACAGGATGCTCAATGAAGCAATGGTACCCAACTATGGGAGCCGTGGTGGGAGGAGGAGCGGGAGCGCTTGGTGGTCCTGGCATAGCGGCAGTAGGAGCGGGAAGTGGAGCGCTAGTTGGGGAAGTTTTGCAGGGCAACAAAGAGGTGGCCGAAGCGAAGGAAACCATAGACGCACTGACCCATGGGGATGTTTCGGCCCTCGTCCAACAGGGCATGGCCAAACACGCGAGTGGTTTCGACGAATTCACGAGCTACATCAAAAAAATACTAATCATAGCGGCCTGCATTCTTGGGGCATATCTCTGCATACCGATTTTCGTAGCCCGAAAAACCGCAGAGACTTGTTCTAAGACTGCCGCAGAAAGACACATGACAAGACCTCCCTTCCCGACAAATGAAAAACTTTAATAATCTAATCGAGCTTTACCGCGCGATGACCACCCAAGGCAAAGTGATCACTTGGTTTGCAGCTATTCTTATCTCAATTTTAGTCCTAGACTGGTTATTCCAATGATTGATCGAGACTCACTTTTTGGTATTGGTGGCACAATTGCCACGTTCTCCGGTTCACTCCACGAGTATATCGGTGTGATTGCAGGGTCTTTGACCATCGTATTCATGTTGGTGAAAATCATCCAAGCGCTACGCGACAGGAAGTGAAATGGGAAGGTATCGTTCATACGGCAATCTAGATGACCAGGTCCAATCAGAAGGTGATCGTGGATTTCGGGGGATAGATTCCTACAAAGAAAAGACCAGTCTCGAAGGTGGATTTGTCGAGAAGTCCGAGAATATGCGTCTGATTGGTGACTTGGCTGAGACACGCAAGGGTATCGACTTCCTTGCAGGTAGCGTGACCTTGACTTACAATGGAAGCGATGAGCGAGTCTTTGCTTCGACTTTGTTCAGCGATCCTGCAACGGGTGTAGAATTCGTAGTAGTTGCCACGAAGTCCAAGGCAATCATTTGGAATGACGCAAACAACTCAGGCATCGCGATTGACTACCCCGGTGGAGAAGTAGTGGCAGCAGGAGACGGTGCATCTTTTGTACAGTCGATGGAGAAGTTGATTTTGTTTCGTGGCAAGAACAAGACCCCGCTCGAATGGGATGGTGATTATTC